TGGAAAATGCTGTAGAAGCTTTCTAAGCTTTATCATAATTTAAAAAACCTATATAGAGTAAATATGGAAAAAAATTTTCGAGACCAAATTGGTTTCTGTATAATTTCTAAATTTACAAATTCAATAAATAAAAAAGCCGGGGCTAAAAACCCCGGCTTTTCTATTTGCCCATTCTTCTACGTCTTGCAACTCCCGTGGCACAGGCGCCGCTCTCAGCGTGCTCACAGAAGCCACAGACTCTCTCATTGCCAGTTGGGGAGAAAGAAGTATCTTCCATTATTTTATTGATCTTTAATATCAAAGATTGTTTTGCGTTCTCTATATCTTCCTTAGTGAAGAGATGAAATTTTCTCTTACCAGATCTAAGGTAATAAAGTTCCGCTCTGATATTTTTATCGGGGAAGATTAAAGATGTAGCTATGGCATAGATTCCCAGCTGAAGGTTATCTTTAATATTCTTTTGAGCTACTTCCCACTTACCTGTTTTATAGTCTATGATATTAATGGTATCTTCATCATAGACATCTACTCTGTCTATGTAGCCGTTTATAGCATAAGTGCCAATAATAAACCTAAAGCCAAGTTCTTTTTCAAATATATCAAAGCTATCGCCAGAATGTTTATCGTAAAATTCAGATAGTATATTAGTTCCAGCATCAATTAGAATATCTGGTATATTACTTTGTGGATCGTAGCTATCTTTCTGTTTTTCATACTCAGAATAAAGGATATCTAAATCTAAATCTTTTTCTTTATCCACACACTCCTCAAGAACAGAGTGGATAATGTTACCCAGAAGAGCTGCATCGTTTGATGTTCTTGGTTCTTTTTGTATGTAAGAATAAAAATATTTTGATGGACACATTGCATATGTGTCTAACCTTGAATAGGAAAAATCAACTAATGACAAAGATTCCAAGGGAGAAAGAGATTCTGCGGTTCTTACTGATATATTACTCATAGGGTATTATTGTCTTCACCAGGTGAATATATTTTAATTCCCTTTTCATCGTATTCATTTCCGAGTTCATCTATTGTATGGCCATTGTGTTTATTAAGATAGCTGCCTTCTCCAATGGGAACCCACCCTGTTCTCCCCAGCTCCATAAAGTCGTCTTCATTGTATGGCCACATCTTGGTCTCCCACTCTTACTTCGCACTCAGCGAACTTTTCTATATTTAAATAGTAATTCAAAACAAGATATAAGTCCTCAAGTTCTTTTTTACTTGCAAAAATTCCAGCTATACCACATTTAATAAAGAACTTGTCTTCGTACTGATGAACTCCTTCAGCATATTCGTGTAAGCTTATGTTATTTCTTGTAATTTTTCCTGTAGTTTCCATGTTTAATCCTCTGTTATTGCTATTGGGTTGAAGGTTGGGTCATCCATTTTTTCTCTCATGTCCTTGACATAGGAATCCCAATCTCGTTCATCTTCTGATTTTTTGTCATACTTAACCTCACCTTTAAATGGATTGGTCTTAAATCTAGTAACAAGAAGCTTGCCCTGCTTGGTTCTCCATCTTAAGACGCCATTTTTACAGTCACAATAATCATCTGGATCCGGGTCTATAATTAACTTGGGGTCATATCTACCACTACATCCAGCACACTTGCTATATCTTCCTCTGTCCTGACATCTGTTGCATGATGAACAGAACTTCCAGCAGTCATTTTTAACTGGGTTTTTTGTAACGATTCTTTGTGTCATTTTATTCCTATTTTAAATTTAAGATTGATTGTAGATCTTTTTCTACTTTTAAAGATGTGGTTTTATTGAACCTAAATGTATATTCTTTGTTGCCATCTATCATTTCTAAAAAAACAGTAGAAGCTCCATTGGAATTATTAATTATATCATATATAGATTTGATAGTCTCATTAGAAACTAGTGAATTAGTCTTTAAAACTATTGGCTTACTGCCCGTAAATATAGCGTTATCTATTTTCTCACAGGAATTAAAAATTAACTTAGGAGTAGCGTTCTCTTCATCGCCATCTTTAGTGACCGAGCCAGAAAAAATAAAGATATCTCCATCAGAAAAATAACTATCGACTATAGACTTAGCTTCTCTAGGGAAGATGATTATTTCTATGGCTGAGGTAAGATCTTCTACCTCGAGCTTGAACATCTTTGCACCTTTTTTAGTTATCATCTTTTTAACAGAAGTTATAATCCCACCTATTTTTACTTTAGTGCCAGGGTTACATTCAGCTAATTCAAATATTTCTTTATCTACCTTGGGTTTAATGATCTCCCAAATTCCCTCAATAGGATGCTTCGATACGTAAATTCCTAATTCTAGTTTTTCTTTTTCTAAAATTTCCAACTCACGTCTTCTGTTCATCTCAACTTCTTCTGGGACATCAATTAAATCATCAAACCCACCAGCTGCAGCCAAATGTTCAATCGTTGACTTTTTTAATATAGTTGGATCACATCTTCTAAAGAAGTCATGCATAGAGGTGTAGGGTCTATCTACATCTCTTGAGCCGATTATGGCATCAGCTATAGAAGGGCCTATGCCATTAATCGCAGAGAGTCCAAATAATATTTCATCATCCCCAATAACTTCAAAGTCATGCATGGAATTATTAATAGATGGTGGTAGTACTTTCAGTGAAGATTTCCTACATTCAGATAAGTATAAAGAAGACTTCTCCTTATTGCCGGCAACAGACGTTAGCAAAGCAGCCATGTACTGAGCGGTATAGTGTGTCTTCAAATACGCAGTCATGTAACTAACCATTGCATAACTTGCAGCGTGGGCTCGGTTGAACCCATAACCTCCAAAGTATTCTATATCTGAGAAAATTTTATTAGCTTTCTCTTCAGTTATGTCAACATTGGATAGACAACCTTCTACAAAGTTCTTTCTTATTTTAGGAATCTTATCCATTTGTTTCTTACCAATGACCTTACGCAAGTCGTCAGCTTCGGGGACAGTAAAGCCAGCAAGATCCTTAGCCACTGCCAATACATCCTCTTGGTATAGCATAATGCCTAATGATTCTTCAAGAGCATCTTTCATTTTAGGATGCTCATAATCAATTGGAATACGCCCATGCTTACGGTTAATATAAAGCTTGTCCATCCCTGATCCCATTGGTCCTGGTCTGTATAGGGAGATCAAGGCCATAATTTCCTTGATAGTCTGCGGCTGAAGCTGAACCATTAACTGTCTCATCCCAGAAGATTCAAGCTGGAAAACACCAATAGCATTACCCTTACACAATTCATCGAATGTTTTTTGGTCATCTAATGGTATGTCGTCTAGGTCTATATCGATATCAAGATTCTTCTTGACTAAACTAATACACTGGTCTATAACTCCTAGGTTTCTTAAACCCAAAAAGTCAATTTTAAGTAGTCCGCACTGTTCAACTCTACCCATGTCCCATTGAGTGATAATGGGATTACCTACACCTTTTTTCATGATAGGAAGATAGTCAGTAAGTGGACCTCTTGATATAACTATGCCGGCAGCGTGAACTCCCGTTTGTCTGACAAGTCCCTCTAACCCAAATGCAGTGTCAACTATTTTTTTACTATCTTCATTTGAATCATATTCAGACTTAAACTCAGTAACTTGCATGCATTCGTTTAGATTCTTTGCTACCCCTAAGACTGGTGGAGGTACTAGCTTGGACACCTTGTCTCCAGCGGTGAAATCATATCCAAGAGCTCTTGCTGCGTCTCTTATCGATTGCTTAGCTCCAGCTTTGTTAAAGGTGCAGATGTGGGCAACTCTGTCATCTCCATATTTAGTTCTAGCATAGTCAATAACCTTATCTCTATATCTATCGTCAAAGTCTAAGTCGATGTCGGGCATGGACTTTCTTCCCTCAACTAAAAATCTTTCAAACATTAGTCCGAACTTTAATGGATCTAAGTTTGTAATCCCCAAAGCATAGGACAAGATACTCCCAGCTGCCGATCCTCTACCCCATCCAACTCTAATACCATTCTCCTTAGACCAGTTGACTAGATCGGATACCACAAGGAAGTATTCAGGGAAACCCATTTCTTTAACTACTCTAAATTCATAGGTAGCTCTATCAACAACTTCTATTGGAAGTGGATCACCATATTTTTTCTTTAATCCAGCCCAAGCTAAATCTTCTAGATGAGCGTTGACTTCTTTCCCACTTGGTATTGGGAAGTCAGGAAAGTAAAGCTCCCCAAATTTTAGATTTACATCTATCATGTCGTGAACATGCATGGTGTTCTCTAGCCATTCTTCAGAGAATGTCTTAGCCATTTCTTGATAGCTATGTAGATACCAGTGATCTCCAGAAAAAGAAAATCTATCTGGAGTATGTATGTTACTATTAGTGGCAACACAAAGCATTATGTCATGCGAATTTGCTTCTGATTGATTCACATAGTGGCAATCGCCAGTGGGTATTACCATAGCTCCTATTTTTTTAGCTATATCTATTAACTCAGCAGAGATCTTTCTCTGTTCACCCAACCCATGGTCTTGTATCTCGATGAAGTAGTTGTCTTTACCAACAATATCTTGCATCTTTTTTGCTGATGCCAAAGCAAATTCATAATCATTTCTCAGTAAAGCTTGGCTTACTTCGCTATTTAAACATCCGGATAAAACTATAATCCCGTCAGAATATTGAGAGATAAGCTCATGGTCTAATCTTGGCTTAACATAAAAACCATCAGTATAAGATTGGGAAGACATTTTAATGATGTTATGATAACCAGTATTATTTTTAGCTAATATAGTTATGTGATACGGGCCACGTTGTTCCCATTCACTTTTTGCTTTACCGGCTCTTTCTTCTTCGTCTCTATCCCATCTTGTTTTTCTTGCCTGATAAAACTCAGAACCCAAGATTGGTTTGACGCCTAAAGCTGTGCCAGCGTCATAAAAGTCTAGCCAAGAGTGGATATTGCCATGGTCAGTAGTTGCCAAACCAACCATGCCAAGATCCTTAGCTCTCGTCAAATAGGCTTCTACCCCACCGTGTCCATCCAACATGGAATAAACCGTGTGGTTATGTAGATTTGTCCAATTCTTCAATTTACAATCCTCTGCTTCTGTCGCTGCCGTCTATTGCACTATCTCTAGTTTCTCTGTAAGTAATTATAACTACTCCACCACAATATCTGCAGGGTACGTTCTTGCCTTCTTGAGCAAAAGGGCTATTCATCATGTACTGGTTAGGTTGATCTGAGTGGCATTCGCTGCATACTCCGATAACGTCATCTGTATTATTCACCATCTGTTGTTCCTCCTTTCTTTTCATTGGTATAAGCAAATCTTATTGGAGACGGAGAAATCTTCTCGCTAGTCTCTACAAAAGTTTCACCAATTTTAATCCATTTGTTCTTATGTTCCAATGAACAATCTCCGCAACCAACTCCTGCGGAATTAGCTCGCTCGCAAGTATAAGGTCTCCCCCCAATGCCAGCTTCTCTTCTTTTGATCCAGTCATTTATATGAGCCGAAGATCTACCTGGATTATAATCATCACAATTGCTAAGTATCTCATGCAGGTATTGTATTGAGTCATCTGTATAGGTTAGTATAGAGCATAGGAACAATCTAGACTCGTGGTCCAGGTGCTTATTCTCTTTAGCTTCTTTTTCTATTCTTTTGATTGCGCTGCAGCTGTGAAGTAATCTGACTTTATTAAAAACTTTTTCTCCATCACCAAAAGAAGTAACTCTTTTGGAACCATGTTCATTGAAGTAAGCAAGGGGGTCTTTAGGTCTATTTTTTTCTACTTGCATTTGAATAGAGTAATCGGTATACCAATCACAAGCCTTTAGATCTCGTTCTTGTTCTGGGATAGAATAGTCTTGTGGTTCAGAAGAATATTTAACGATATCTTCTAGCGAAGAAAACAAAATAGAATTATCTAGCTTAGTTTTATATAGATTAGTATCCTGATGTATGGAGCCAGGTAGTCTCCACATTCTTCTTAGGTCATAAACACTAAAGTCCAAAGAAGTCAATTGCAATTTCTTAGATAAGTCATTGGCTATAAATCTAAACACACTGTGGAGGTCATTGCCGTTAGGAATTCCAAGAGCTAAAGCTTCACACTCTATATGGAATCCCTTTTTGCCAGTGTAATATACTATTAACGATTCCTCAGGAATGTAATTAGAAAGATAAGAGTATAATCTCTTACACTCCTCTAGGGAAACATTAACGTCTTTGTTATCTATATCAAAATAAAGTGAACCCATTCTGGTAGCAACGTCTATGTCCTTAGAGTTAT